TTATCAGTTTTTAAACCTAATTTCAAAAGGATATAATACTTTGTATTGTTCAAGACATTTAATAAAATGTAATGCAGTTGGGTCTGGTAATGGTGGGCTACAAGATTTTGATAGGTCTGAAATGGCATTAAAGGAAATAAATATATTTAAAAGTATTGACCCTACAATAGAAGTAATTAGTAAGCCGAACAAACCTTGGAAATATGAGCCAAAATTTACAGACAAAAAATATAGAAGTAAACAGATATGAAAAGAATAGATTTACTGCAAGTAGAACACCAAACAAGGATTGGAGATGAATGCAAGTTTATTCCTCCTAATATAACAGAAGATTCTATATTTTATGCAGACGGAGAACCAATAGGATTTTATATGACTAAGATGCCAGAAAAGATGTGCAAACTTGCTGATTTAGCAAACGCTGAATTTAATAGTGAAAATGTGCCTAAAACAAAATTAGATAGGTCTGATGTCTTGAAAGCACAACGAGATAATCCAAAATTAACAAGAGCTCAAGCAAGACAAATTGGAACAAGTCAAATGTCTGCAATATTAGGTAGCGTGCCACCAAAGCCTCAATTTAAAAGAGATTACCCAACAAGGTCAAGCGTTCATTCTGTTAAGTCTGCTCAAACATTTATAAAAGCTATGTTATTATTAGCTAAAGAAAGTGAGCATTTAATTAAAAATATATTGCCAAAACAATACCAAAGCCAATTAGATTTATTTGAAGATGTACCAAAGGAATGGAGGTTTGCAAACCTATTTACAAGCTCGATTAGTAATTATAATATATCAGCTCCGTTTCATAGAGATACTGGCAATATAAAAGGAGCGGTTAATGTAATAATATGCAAGAAGCATAATTCAAAAGGAGGAGACTTACATATACCAGATTACAATGCAACGATAGGTCAGCAAGATAACTCGATATTAGTTTATCCAGCTTGGAGAAATGTTCACGGAGTTACACCAATTATACCTACTTATGAGGGTGGTTATAGAAATAGTTTAATTTTTTATCCATTAAAAGCATTTAAAGGTTTATGAGTACAAAAAATGACATACAAAAGGCAGCAATGCTTGAAGCTTTAGAGAAGTCATTAGGGATAGTTACCTCTGCTTGTAAGTCAGTTGGAATAAGTAGGAATACACACTACACTTGGCTAAAGCAAGACGATATATATAAAGAAGCAGTAGAGGACATAGAAAATATAGCTTTAGATTTTGCCGAGAGCCAACTGCATAAGCAGATAAAAAAAGGTAATACTGCTGGTACTATATTTTACCTAAAGACAAAAGGCAAGAAGAGAGGGTATGTAGAACGTACTGAGGTGCAACAAGAGACAACCTATAAGAGCTTAGACATAAACATTATAGATACTGGCATACCATTAGCATCAAACGAAAAAGATATAGTTGATTAGTACTTCTGCTCTATATCGTCAAAATTTTGTATCTAATGCAGATATAGTGGTCAATCAAGGTGGTACATCTTCTGGTAAGACTTACGCTATTTTGCAAGTGCTATTTGCTAAGGCTATCTCAGAAACTTGTATAATTACGGTAGTGGGTCAAGATATACCTAATTTAAAGGTAGGTGCTTTGAGAGATGCGATAGATATACATAATGGAGATGAGGCCATAAAGCAGCAAGTAACATTCTATAATAGGAGTGATAGGGTGTTTAGCTTTATGAACGGCTCTATAATGGAGTTTAATTCCTATGATAACGACCAAGATGCAAAGAGTGGTAAGAGGGACTACCTATTCGTAAACGAGGCTAATGGAATACCCTACAATATATTTGAGCAATTAAGCCTTAGAACCAGAAAGCAAGTCTATATAGATTACAACCCAGACACTAGCTTTTGGGTACACGATAAAGTAATACCCTTGCCAAATGCTGAGCTAATAATATCAGACCACAGACACAACCCTTTTTTAAGTGATAAGATAAGAGAGAAGATAGAAGCCCTTAAAAGCAAAGATTTAGACCTATGGAAAGTGTACGCTAGAGGGATAACTGGTCGCATAGAGGGACTTATTTTTAAAAAATGGTATATATTAAATGAGGGGTTTGGTAATAAGAAGCTAATAGGGTACGGAATAGACTTTGGTTTTACTAATGACCCTACCAGCTTAGTAGAAGTTAGAATGCAAGATGGAGATTTGTACGTACAAGAGTTAATATACGAAACTGGTTTGACAAATAAAGATATAAGCGATAGAATGGAAGCACTTGGAGTTAGCAAGGGGGCTTTAATAGTGGCAGATTCAGCAGAGCCTAAAAGTATTGAGGAGCTGAGGCGTTATGGTTGGACAATAGATGGAGTAAAAAAGGGCAAAGATTCTGTTATGTTTGGCATTAATCTTTTGAAAGGTTACGCAATTAACGTACATTCGTCTAGTCGTAACTTAATAAAAGAGTTAGAGCAGTATAAATGGAAAGTAAATAAAAATGGAGATAGTCTTAACGTACCTATTGATGAATATAATCACGCAATAGATGCTTTGAGGTATTTAATAATGCATAAATTTAGTAAAAAAGGATATGGAACATATACCGTTGTATAATATAAGAGTCGGACAATATCAATTATTAAGACAGATTGATGATAATTTAAGTGTTTTAGAGAAAAACATATATGTAGTTGCAGCACTAAAAGACATTACATATGAAGAGGCTTCTAAGATTAGAATATCAGAATTTAATAATATAGTAAATAGTTTAGAGCAAATTGATATAAATGAAATCGAACACAAGAAAGTAAACAATACTATCTATTTAAATGGAGAGGAATATCACATAGAGCATAGACCAAACAAATTAACTAGTGGACAGCTTTTAGATATTATAAATTTAAGGAGTAACCACGATGGAGAAGCTATTTTAATTATGGATTTAATTATGGCTGCTTTAAGTAGACCTAAAGGCAAAGAATATGGTGAAGATGGTATGACATTACACGAAAGAGCGAAGTATTGTAGGGAGGTGCAAATATCTGAAGTCTGGAATGTCTTTGTTTTTTTTTGGACTCTTTGGAGAGATTACTTGAAAGATACAGAGGATTATTTACAAAAGTCGACAACGGAATGGCTGAAGAAAGTGAAGCAGATTTTGGAAAGCGATGGGGATTATTCAGCGTAATAAAAGCAGTTGCAGATTTACACAATATAAGTATTAACGAGTCTACTAAACTAGGAGCAATAGAATTTCTAAACTGGTGGGCATATATAACAGAAAAACAAGATTATGAAAGAAATGCAAGATAGATTATTTAACAGTCTAATGGAATATTGGCAGTTAATTATAAATGAGTTAGTAAAGGAACTTGAGAAGTCATATCCAGGCGGAAGAAGTACAGTACAAGAAATAACCGTAGGGAATGCATTACCAGTTGGTAAAACAAATACTGGATACAAGGTTTCTTTATTTATGCCATACTACTATGAGTTTATGGATGAGGGTGTAAGTGGAGCTAAATTTAATACTGGTATAAGTAGATTTAGTTACAAAGATAAAGGAAAAGGAAAAGGAGGTAGAGGTCAAAAAGGAATACCTAATATAACTGCAATAGAAAGATTTATGAGAAATAGAGGTATAAAGACGTTTGATGACATTAAGTCTAAAAGGACATACACTCCTACTAATACTAAATCTGGTAAGAAAAGAAATGCAGAACAAGTTAGAAAAGATGTAGCATTTGCAATAGCTTATAATATTTGGAAGTATGGATTAGAGCCATCGCATTTTTATTCTAATGTGATTAACGATAAAAAGTTACAAGCATTTGAGCAAAAACTTTTAAATGATTATGGGAGTTTTATTTTGGATGTTGTTAAGGTTTAAATCATTACCCTAAATTTATCTGTCTATTTTAGTATATATAAATAGATGGCACTTACAATTCAAGACCAACCGACAACAAATATACCAGAGCCAAGCTATGCTCCAATAGAATATCTAGTCAATAGCACAAATACTTCTGAGAGTGGATTTAAAGTAATAGCG